TGATGAGATGTCTGGTGTATCTTTCTTACCTTACCATGAGCATACTTATCAACAAGCACCTTATCAAGAGATCGGTTTAAAAGAATATAAAGAATTAGAAAGTTTAATGCCAAAGTCTATTGACTGGTCTAAACTTTCAGAGTATGAAGAGGAGGATACAACAAAGTCTAGTCAGACATTAGCGTGTACTGGCGATGTTTGTGAAGTAGTAGATATAGGAGCATAGATGTCAGAGTATAATCCAATAAACAAACCTGTACATTACACGATTGGTGAGGGTATTGAATGTATTGATTACATAAAACAAACGCTAGGGTTGGAAGGTTTCAAAGCCTTCTGCCATGGCAACCTAATTAAGTATCAACACCGTCACACTTACAAAGGCAACCCTGTAGAAGATATGGAGAAGGCACAATGGTATCTAGAAAAAATGATAGAAACAATGAAAGAAATCAAAAAGTAACTCCTTTTCAACAGGGAGAACTTAGCTTCAAGGAGGGCAGACTAAACAATCCTTACCATAATAGATATAAGTTTTGGCAACATAGGGATTGGGAGCTTGGTTTTAATCGGGCTTACTTTAAGAACCTAGAGAAAGTAAAACAGAATGAAAAAATTAACGAAGTTAGAGCAGGAGGCTAGGGCTTATCAAGAACTAAATAAGAAACAACTATCGCAGAGAGCAATTACTTTAAATGCACGTAGGTATTTTGCTGGTCAAGCGATGGTTGTTCTTATGGGTAATGTTAATATGAGTATGGCAGAGGTAAGGAAAGAAGCATACAAGTGGGCAGACTATATGCTAGAGAATCACTGAGTATTTTTACCCCTCATGATTTGATTATCTTTTAGTTTATCAAGGCTATCTTTTATATCAAGGTAGTCTTGTAAAACTATTAACTCTGCCCTACTCATCTGATCTAAATCTTTTTCTAATTCTAATTCTTCCCTAGCTTCGTCTATTTTATTTCTGCTATGCTTATCTGCTATATTATACAGTTGTGCTACAACATCATCTGCATCATTGAATTGCATACTAATAAATGCTTTAGATGATTTCTTAGCTTCACTAACTACCTTTTTCCAAATTCTATTTTGAGTTGCAAGCGGAGCATTACGAAAGTTTTGATTGTCCATCAAAGCTCCAGACTGTCCTTCAATAATATCAAACATAATTCTATTATATTCATTAGCAGCTTCAGGAGCTTGACTTCTTATTTTTCTTTCAGCATTTATTTTAAATGTATCAATACCCAACATATTCATAACCCTTTGAGTATCAGTTAAACTTACTGGTCTAATACCAGTTATCTTTGTGCCAGTTACATCCGCTTCACCAGACGCTGCTTTTTGTAATGTAGGTCTACCTGATGCATCCTCTCCAAAAAATATTGGTGCTATATTATCAAAGTATCTGAATGAATCATTTACAAATTTATTACCTTGAAATCTATCTATTGGTCTAACCATCTCCCCTTTTAAAAGACCCACACCAATATCTATTGGTTCTAAAAATCTTGTACTAGCAGAGATAGCTTGCGCCCCAATACCACCAACAGCCTGACCAAATGCTTTTTGTGCTTCTTCCATCTCTAGACTAAATGCATGATAAATAAAAGTACCCATGTCTCTATTTGTTTCATCTAGATTTCTTAACAAACCTTTTAAAGTAAAGTCTCTAGCTATCTGTCTTAACAGATCTTCTGGTACTTCTTCTCTATCTTTTAAAAAAGACAGGTATCTAGCTGCAGCTTTAAATAAAGATACAGGATAATCATATTGTTGATTAATTACCTCACCATCAACAACAGTTTGATATAAACCTAAACCCTTTTTACGATTATCACTTTCCTGATTTACCATTGTAGCAACCAAACCGTAGCTAACTAAAGCCTTAGTTCCTAACTCACTATAACTTTTATTAGGATAATATCTAGCCATCTTACCAACAACAGCTAATCCACTTGCTTGTAGACCAAAATCTACAGTGTTATTAAAGAATCTACCAAATGGTACAAGCAAACCAATACCAGGAATATTTCTAGCATCTTCAATGATACCAGCAATCTTACCCAATCCAGTATTACTCTTATATGATTTTGAGAATATAGCCTCTTGTGTTTTTTGTACAGCCAGTGCTTCTATCTGTGCATACTCTTTAGTTTGCATTAGCACACTTGCATTTGGATCGGAATAAAATTCATCCCACCCCTTATTAAATTTTAACCTTAGTGCTTTATCCATCTGAGATACAAACTCTATAGACTTAGTAAATTTATCTTGAGCTTTAACTAAACTTACTGCTTGTATCGTATCAACAATTTTCTCAGTACCCATATCAATCATACGTGCAGTAGCAGAAAATTCACCATCAGTTAAAAACTTAGTTGCGTTATCAACACCACCTGGCAAAACACTAGATAACTCTTGCATAGATTTTTCATTTCTAGCAAGCATGGTTTCATACTGTGCTCTCGTTATGCTGGGATCAAGTAAAGATTTACCCTTAAAGAAAGTTGACTTCATAAGTTGAGATGCAATTCTAAAACTTTCTGTTCCTTTTTCAGCTTGAAATACAGCCTTTTGTAAAGATCCTTTTCCTGCGTATAATGTTGCTAGTGCAATATCAGATACAGTATTTAAAGAAGTATGAGCACCCCAACCAATTACATTTAATGCACTAGTTGATGGACTAGCTACAAGTAATCTAATAACTTTATTCTGTGCATTGGTAAAAGTAGATGTCATGTTAGTAAGCATAGGTGCTTTTTCTTTTAAGAACTTACTGAACCCACTTGGTTCTAACTCTTCAGCTTCTCTAGCAATTGTAGTATACGGCAGATCTAATTCTGTAGCTATAAAAGTTTCTATCGTTAAGTCATCAAGAGATATTGCAGCCTCATCTGCTACTTGTTTTAATGCATTAAGATTTTTAGCAGACTGACTAATCTTATTAGCAAAGGTTTCTGCTAACATCTGTGGTGTCATTCCTGAAACTTGTTTTAATTGACCTCCAGTAGCATCACTAAATGCTTTAACAAATGCATCTACTTGCTCTTGACTAGATGCCCCAATAATTTCTGCAACCCAATTACCAATGTTATCATCTTGATCTTTTACCCAAAACAAATTATTCTTTTTAATTTTTTCCTTAATACCCTCATATAATATATTACCATCATTGTCAGTCCTACCTATTAATAAGTCAAAGAAAAATTGAGAGTCTAAATCTTCAAGCTCTGTACCCTTATCTACTTTTTGTTGCCATCTGCTTGTAATTGGGACTTGAGATTTAGAATAGTTTATAAGTTCTTTTGTTACATCATCAAGAACTTTTTGTCTTTGAGCTTTAGTGCCAGCAGAAAGTGGTGCTACCTGAGGACCAAGCTCACCCCTAGCCATCATTCTACCAGCAGTAACACCACCAATAATTAAAGATCCAAGAGTAGCTATTCCCATTTGACCGTAGCTAAACTCTTCTTGATTGTTAGTTATAATTAAACCGTTTTGGTATAGTGCATCCATACCTGCGGCTGCTGCAGCTTCTATTCCTACTGTTGCACTTATCTCAGCAAAAGCACCCTTTTGAGCTAGTCTTTTAAAACCCCTGTTATTAATAAGTTTAGCTGTAAATTCTGCAGACTTAGTTATTGTAGCAGTATTAGCTGCCTGTGCTGCTTTAGCTCCTGCTTTAGCTCCTGCTTTTTTAACAGCCTCTTTTGAACCACCCTTAAGTGTTTCTTTTCTCATAGCATCTACTGCTATTCTTTGAAAACCATTATTAGCTACCCTTACACTACCACTACCAACAGCCTTACCTATAATACCACCGACTAAATTTATTGGATCTAATACACCAGTTCTGATATAGTCACCAATGCCTCTAACCTTTTCCCCTGTTGTTATTTCAGAACTAAATAAACCAGCCATGTTTTCGTATAGGGCATAGGCTTTAGAGGTTCTACCTAATTTAAGTTTATCATCTTTTATATCATTTAAAAAATTCATTTCTCTTATACCACGGACTGTGTTACCAGCAGCAACACCCCGCCTGTTATCAAGAAAATCATCTACAACTTTTTCTCTACTCAAACCTTCAACAGATTGTATACCAAAACGATCTAACATATATGCTTCTACAATAGCATATGCATCATCGTTTTCAACCATGTCATTCTCACCATAAGTGCCAGGTTCAAAAGGTAAAGGGGCTTGTATCACAGGGTCTGCAGCAACCTTCTGTTCCACCTCCTCTTCATAAACCTGCATAGGAGTTTTGCCATGCCTTCTTTCTCTCTCTTCAATAGCTATTTTTCTGAGAGTATCTAGTGAACTAGTCATGATTGTCCTAATACCCTACTAGCTGCTCCTGGTCCAAACTGAAAGTCAAATCTTCTTTTAACTTCTCTACTTGGATCTCTCTTTAAATCTTCTACA